ACACGCGTAAGATCGTCGGCAGCGTCAGATGTGTATAAGAGACAGGTTTGTAGGAGAGTTGTTAGTCGTTGTGTACGTACTTCCTTCTGTATGATGGAAGAAGTACCTTTAGGTTTAATTTCTAAATCTCCGACGATCTCAGCATTATCATCATTGAACTGCATGTTCCATTGAAAGAAAGATTCTCCTAGAGGTTTTAATAGGAAATCATCTATATTTTTTATAACAGTCTTAATTGATAACCCTGCTGAATTTAGAATCATAGATAGACCAGAGGCGGTCCTACCAGTTCCTGTTACACCTGTTTGTCCATGAGATACAGAAGCGATACCTGTTTGTTCATCTGATAGCCGTCGAGCAGTATCGAACATCTGTAGGTTCTCATTCGCAGTACTGGGGAACTTAACACCGTTAACTGCTGTACCTGATTGTCCAGACTGCCGCCTGAAGATTTTACCAGGATAGATATCCATAGATTGCCCTGGAACTAGTTGAGTTTCATCAATATCGAAAACCATATTGCCAGCAAGGGCTAGGTTATCAATAGCCATTCTCATATGACCATTCATCAGTAATTGTGAATCTTCCATATTCTCTGCGACACCGATACCAAAGAGTTGATACGGATTCAGTTCATAAGGGAAAGCAAAGTATGGGATACGAGCAGGGACGAAAGGATTGAGAACTAATCTAATAACTGCATTACCAACTATCCAGGCATTTACCTGTACGGAATCTAGTTCACTAACAGAATCGGGTACATCTAAACCAAATTGCCTAGCCGATGATGCATCTAACATCCCCCAGTATTCTAGTATCTCATACCTTTTATTAGAGGGGAGATAGTCATCTCCTTCAGAATGGATTTCAGATTCAAAATGTTTTGCTTCATATGTAGGAGATTCAGAGAGAACATCTTCAATAACTTCTTTATCGAAGTATGGACGATGAATTAGATTTCGTAGTTGTTCTCTATTATACCTATGTCGTTGTATTACATACTCAGCATCGTTTAGTGAAACAGCCGCTGGATCGGGGTAGAAATCCCAACAAGACACTGCTTCAATTTTTGGTATGACTTTTTCATAAGGCTCATAAGTTTTTTGATCATTGTCTACTTTCCAGTTATGTATTGTTTTATTAAAGTTGAAGGGGCCTTTGATAATCCCTGTTCCTAGTAAGGAGCATTCAAAGATAGCATGACGAAGAACAGTCATTGCATTCGTATTCATTAGTTGATCGTGGATTTCTTTTTCTAAATTACGAGCGATCTCTTGTGCAGGAGAAATCTGTGCAGTATCGAAAATAGATTTCCCTTCAACTAGAGTAGAGCCAAGATACTTTTCCTTTAGACTAGCAAGAAACTCATCCATATCTTCTCCATTGTAACCTAGATCACGTAATGAAGTATTTCCTATGGCTTGAGAAAGCTGCTGTTCTTCAGGAGAAGGTATATGTGCAAACTCTGCAACACCTTCTGGAACTGGGGAACTGGAAACTGTGATGGGAAACTTATTGTTAGAGAAGAGAATATCTATGATCTGACCAAAAGCTGCAAGTACTTTAACTTTTGTAATCTTGATAAATACTTTAGATTTCTCCGAAGAAGAATAAGCAGTAGAACTATCAGAAATACCCCGATAGTTTTTATATGCTTTTAGCCAACGCATCTCATCATTATATCGGCCTTCTTCCGCCTCAATAAATTTCTGCTGAATAGCCCCTGATAGACCAGGAACTTCTTCAGCATCAAGTTCAATCGTTCCTAATTCTTGATCGTCAAGAGACATTCTAATTAGTACCTGTCTATTCTATTTTCCAGAAGTATTATATACAGAGAAATCATCAGCCATCTTAAAGATAGCGGACTGATCATTCTTCATCTTAGTCTTGCTGGTTTGGATGGACTGACTAAACTTAACATCAGTAGAACCCATCAGATCACCTTCTTTACCTTCACGGTATAGGCTACCTGCATTAACATCACTCATATCACCTTGCTTGCAAGGGCCTTCAAATTCGGCTTTACCGGGATAACGATAATTACTTGGCATAATATTTCTCCTTATGCTCTGGTTGGTTTACGAACAGAAGCAACTTTGCCACCTCTGTTCATTGAGTACTTTTTACGAGAAGGTTTAGATACCCTCCCGCCTTTTTTCTTTCCACCTCGGGAATCTCGTTCTTCTAGCTCCGCAGTTACGGCCATATCTTTTTCAATCTGTTCGTCACTTCTATTAAGACCGAAGAAGGATTCCATCTTTGGCGTTACAGAGCTAACTAAACTTTTAACAGAGTCTAAAGCAGATTCAAGAGAATCCTTTTTCTTAGTTATGTTTTTTCTTTTAGGGGCTTCTGTATAGTTATCAGTTACACTCTTTCTAGCGTTAGCAATATCTTTAGCGGTTCTATCAGGAGTCTTAGCCGGTGTCTTTTTTAATACAGATACATTAGAACCTGATTTTGACAGTCCATCGGGTATATTACCAGTAGGACTAGAGGCACGTCTCTGATTGTTTTTCATTGTCCTTCGAGTAGCGTCATCTTGTTTATCTGATTTAGCCTGAGCTTTAGCAGCTTTAGCAGCTTTAGTAGCTTCTGCTACTTCCCTTTTAGTTCCAGTCTTCCCACGGGGCAAATCCGGTAGTAAGCCCTCTGACGTCCTTTGACCAAGAGATACCTCACTATCTACGGAAGCGTCTGCTGCTTTTTTAGCAGCCGCTATCTTTTTTTGTACGCTCTCAGGGAGCTTTTTAATCCAGCCCATGCCTGTTCCACTCCCGCCTAGAGGCCGATGCTTCTTTATAAGTGCTTTATGGTCATCTTGCGCTTTAGTCATAATCGTATTCTCCTAGTATCCGAATACAGAGTCCTGTACTTCGTGTTGTTGGTCTGCTCCCCTGAAATATGAAGGAACGAATGATCTGTTGCTTTGCTGTGTCATAAACATATATCGAAGAGCGTCATACGCATGATCTTCAGCTTTGGTATTTACATCTTCACTATTTGTTTTACTCAAAGGTAGTGTGGGTAGGGTACGTATTAGGTTCGTACAGGTGTTAAAGATACGGAGCCGTGGCTGAAAGTTCTTATCAAGTTGGAGCCTCTTATGAACTTCTTGCTTACCTTGCATCCTATCGGAATTAGATGGAATCCATCTTAGTCCCTTCTCAATCATTGTTAGAGCGATACTCTTCCCCACTCCTGTCCTGTTCCAACAAGACTTATCCAGAACGGAGAGATACATGGTAGGGTCATCTGACTCCATCGTGAGAATGAGATCAGCTAAGTTTTCTGCTGTTTGTTTTGTCTGATATAGCTCACGATAAATCCAGATGCACCCGTCCCAATCTACAGCACCCCATAGTACACAAGAGGGACTGCTGAAGCCGTAATCACATCCACGTATTCTAATCCAATTGTAGGGAAGATCAACAGGTTCAACAACGTGTTCTTTCTGTGAGAACTCACTGAACGCTGCACCTTCCGCTACATTCCAATCCCCTTCCAGAAGTCTCTTACGTTGGACTTCTGGCAAAGACATAAGCATTGCTTCGTATGTTCCATCCTGCATCAAGTAAGGGTTATCTGTTAAGCGGGCAGGGATGAACTTTCTAGCAAAGAGTGGTATACCCTCTTTTGCGTGACCCCTCCCATATACTAGAGTACTTCCAGTATCAATGTCCGTAGCCCAGAAAGGCTCGTCAGGCGGGTTGGGATCAACAAACATCTTCTTGATCCACCAGCCCCCGATGCCACCAGGATTAGCAGTAGCCCTCATATACGTTTCGATCTTTGGATCGGTTGTACGTAAACGAGAACGGAGGTAGTTCCAAACAAAAGGAGTTGGATAGTGTCCTAACTCATCAATACCAATCCATGAAAAAGACATACCTTGGTATCTGTACACATCGTCATCTTGATCTACATAACTGAATAGTGCGGTAGCCCCTGAAGGGAATACCCAGGTCTTCGTAGATTCTTTAAACTTAGCAGAAGGGAAAGCCCTTGGGT